AGTACGGCCGCGCGCCGCGGTTACGCTGGTCGGCCAGCGTCTGCACGCCGTCCATGCGCGGGAAGTCCACCAGGATGCCGGCCAGGCCATAGGCCAGCGCGCACTGCATCGCCTGCGCGGCGAACTGGCTCAGCTCGCGCCCCTCGCTGTCGATCTCGGGCAGCAGCGCTCGGATCTGGGGCGGCACGTCGTCATTGACCGCGATCGGCTTGGAAAACGGTTTGCCGGTCAGAGTCTGGACGGTTCGCGAATACGCCGGGAACAGGGTCGCCACGGCCAGGCGGCAGTCGAACGATTCCTGCGCCTCATTGGGCCAGCGTGGCAGGTAGCGCGTGCCCGCAGCGCGCATGGCGGCCGTGCCGCCCATCAGCGTGCGTGCAAGCTCGATGTCGGCCGCCATCGCGGCCATCTTGGGCGATGGGGTCGAAACGTCGGGCATGGGGTCCAAAGCAAAAAGCCCGCGGGCGTTGGCCGGCGGGCTGTGAATGTGGGGTGTTGCGGGTGCTACATGCGCAGCTGGGTGACGACTGCGGCTCGTTTGGCGACCGGGAACTCGGCCTCGACGTAATAGCCCAGGCCGTCACTGATGTGCGTGAGCGCTGGCGTGGCCTTCTTGTCGATCTCGCCCGATCCGCCGGCCAGGGTGCGCACGCCTTCCAGGTCCTTGACCACGTTCGGCGCGCGCGCGGGGTCGACCATCAGGCGGATCACGCCGTCACCGGTCAGCAGGCGGGTATTCATCGCGTTCACCCGGGCGCGCTCGGCCGGATTGGCCGCCGGCACCCGAAACGACAGGCGATCGCCGAACACTGGCCGCAGTTCAGCCTTGATCAGATCCCAGTCGCTGCCCTGCACTTTCGCCGAGCCGCGCGACCCGCCCGTGGCGTCGCCGTAGCAGCGCACCGGTCCCTGATGGGTCTTCCAATCCTCGATCAGCTTGCGGCACACCGCCGGCGTGTTGCTGTTGCGCGGGATGTGCACTTCGCCGATCGTGCCGGTCCCGATGACGGGCCGATCCAGCAGCATCGCGCCGCCGGGCCCGCGCTCGTACTGGCCGGGCAGCACCTGTTCCTGCGTCACCGCGCACACGCCCGGCTCGACGTTGAAGTCGAAGCAGAAGTTCAGCGGCGCGCGGTCGTTGTAGACCAGCGGCGCGCAGTGCGTCGCTTCCTGAAATGGGTAGTAGGCCCGCCCCTCGAAGTTGACGAAGCTGGCTTCGTATTCCTGCTGATAGACCAGCGGGTCGAGCTGGCGGCGCGCGGCCTCGACCTCGGCCGGGTCCAGGATGTCAGCCGACTTCCACGTGAAACCATCCCACTCGGGATCGGTCGCGGCGCGGGCGTAGTGCCACAGGTCGTAGTAGTGGTTTCGGCCCTCGGGCACGCCGATCAGCCAACACCAGCCGCGCCGGTCGGACAGCGCCGGGCGGACGTTCTCGCCCCAGGCGCCTGCCTTCATGTTGGCGAACTCGTCCAGAATCCCGCCGTTCCACGGCCGGCCTTCGATCCGCTCGGGCTTGTCCATCCCGATCACCCAGATCTCGGCGCCATTCACCAGGCGGATGACCAGGTCGCTCTCGCGCGTCTCGACCTTGAGCGCGGGTGGGATCATCGCTTTCAGGTCCGACCAGTAAATGGCCTTGGCCTGGTCCCGCGTGGGCGCCGCGGCGAAGAATCGCGGATCGGCGCACCCCTTGGCACCCAAGGACTCGATCACCAGTTTGCGCTTGGCGTTCTCGGTCTTGCCTGAGCGGCGCCCGGCCGGCACGACGCGAAACCGCGCCGGGCTTGCCATGAGGCGCGCTTGTTCAGCGTGCCAGCGAAGGGGATACAGGCGCGCTGGGGCTGCCATTGGCCGAGGATGCCGTTGTCGTCGCCATGGCCGCCGCAATCGCTTCTTGCGCAGCCTGGGCGGCTTCCTCGGGGGTCATTGCGCTGGACTCGGACTGCTTCTCGCGCCACAGGTCCGGACGGCGATTCTTCAGCCAGAAAATCATCGAGGTCGGGTCCGGCGGGTAGTGCTCGGTGAACGGCACCTGTTCCACGCACTTGTCGACCACCATGATCTTGACCGACCGATGGCTGTACCCCTTGGCCCGCTGATACAGGCTGTCGGCGATCGTGGCATCGGCCATCATCTTGCCGTCCTTTATGGCGGCCGAAAACGCCGGGTGTTGGCTCCCCCAGAGTTTCACCGTCGACGTGGCGACCTCGAAGAATCGGGCCATGTCTTCGTCGGTGGCGCCCAGCAGGCACAGCTTGCGCGCCTGCTCGGGGAATTCGTCGCGATACTTGGACGGCCGACCGACCTGCCTGGGGCTGGCCTTGGCGGGCGCGCGGTTTTTTTGCGCTGCCATTTCAGACCTCAGAAACGCAAAAACCCGCAGGCCAGAACAGCCGATGCGGGTTTCGTTAGGGCGAACGCGCCCCACAGGATGGGACGGTCGTTGAAGTTATTCCGGGGAACTCCCCCGGATTTGTATGCCGTGATCGGGATCATATCCATGATTTTCGCCCTGTGCAAGATGGATGGGGTTACGGGGCCAGTGCCCGGCGCATGCGGGCGTCGGCCGCATCGTCTGCATCGGCCAGCAGTTGCACGATGTCGCGCGTGCGTTCGAGTTCACCAAACAGCGCGATCCGGTCGATCGGCGTGCGTCCGGTACCGTGGCACTGCGGGCACTGCTCGTCGGCCAGCACCTGGCGCCCGCCCCCGGACGGATCGACGGTGCCGAATGACAAGTGGCCTCTGCCGGTGCACGGCGGGCACACCCCGAAGATGGCCCACCACAGCGCCCGATCGGCAATGCCGCGCAGGGTCTGTTCGGACTCTGGCCAGCGGCGGCGCTTGCCCGTGTTCACGGCTTTCGCGCGCAGGGCGGCTTTCGCCAGGTTGTAGCCGCGCTTGTCGTTGGCGTACTTCGCCCGCCACATCGCCAGGCCCAGGGGCTCGCGGACGCCCGCCATGCCGGCCGCGGCGATGGTGTCCAGGTCGGTGGTGCGGTTCTCGACGATGCGCAACTGCCCGGCCACGGCGGCCCGGCCGTAGCGTTCGCGGCGGGTGGGGGTGTCGCTGCTCACATGCATCCTTTGACCACCCACCCAACCACCAGCGCGGCGCCAGGCGCCACCGTCGCCACGGCCAGCACGCGGCCCAGGGCCCGCAGCGCGACCATCTTGTCTTCGTGCTTGGCTGGCTGCGGCTTCCCAGAAAAGCCCGCCAGCGCCCGCAAGGCCAGGGTCAGCCCCATGGCATGCAGCGCCGACACCTCGGGCACGCCCAGGGGCACGACAAACCAGCCCCAGAGCACCGATGCAGCGAACCCGCCCCACAGGGCGCAGGCGGCGGCCAGCGCGAGCGCCACGAGGCACATGACGGCGTAGGTGAGGATTTTCATCGGACGGGCAACTCGAGGATGGATGAGAAATAGTCCGACCAGGACAGCCGCTCTTCCCGTGTCCGCTTGGTCACGATCGGCAGCGACGCGGTCGGGCGCCACATCGAGCGCCCGCTGTCCGTTTTGCGGTCAAGCCAGCCCTCGGACACCCATTGATTCCACAGGCGCATGAGCTGCTCGAGGTTGACCGGCAGGTGCGGTTCGGCCTCGGCCAGGGTGTGCCAGCGGTCGCGCGGCTGGTCGTTCAGCCAGGCCAGCACCTCGGCCTGCAGCCGGGCGTCGGCTGCGCCGCGCAAGAGCACTCGGGGCGAGACGATCATGCCGCGCCACCTTCAGTCTTGATCTCGACACTCATCAGGTAAGCCGGCACGGTTTCGCCAAAGCGCAACCCAATCCAGTTGAAGTCCACAGATTTGATGCAGATGCCGTGCTGCTCGCGGTAAAGGTTCGCAAGTTCGAGAAAAGTCTTGTGCATATGCGCCTCGACGGACACGTTGACCGATATTTCGCCGTTCGCCATTACGCCGCCCTCCCAATAACCGCCACCTCGACGCGCGCCACCTCGCCGTACCGCTTGGCGATGTGCGCCTCGAAGATCTGCGCATCGTCCTTGTAGACCACCGCGTTCATGGCGTCAGACACGATCTTCCCCAGGTTGTCCCAGTCGGGTTTCACCGTCGGCACCACCTCGCCGGCCAGGGCGGCCGCGCGGACTTTCTTCGTCCATCTCGCGGGCGGCTCGAACACGGCCACCAGGCCCAGCGCCACGGGCCCGGCGAACAGTTCCCGCCCGCCCATAGCCCGCTTGGCCAGCAGGCCCGCAGCGCGCTTGTAGGCCCGCTGGGGCGCCGCGGTAAAGCGCTGGCTGCCGTTGGATCCGGCGCGGGCCCATGCCATGGGCACGCCGGGGATGACGAACTCTAGGCGGGTGGTGAGCATGGGTGGTCAGGCGACGATCAGCGCGAACTTCGCCGTGCGGGTGAGCGCGACATAGAGCAGGCGGGTGCGCGCGCTGATGTCCGGGCACCGCTGGAAACTATCCCAGGCGAGCACCACGGCGCCGAAGGTCGAGCCTTGGGCCTTGTGCACCGTCATCGCGTAGGCGTGGCGGATGTCGGCGTACCGGTTTCGCAGCGCCCAGCCGGCAGACGACGCCTTTCGGGCCTGCTCCTGCAGTTCGTAGGCCTGCTTCCCAGTGGCCGACAGCGCCGATACCTTCAGGCGCTTGTGCTCAGCAAAACGCTCCGTCACGTCGCGCTGCCACTGATTGGGGTCCATGGGCGCGAACACGTGCCCGCGCTGGCCGTCAGGCAGTGCGAGCTCGATCCGCCAGGCCGGGCGGTGCGGATCCTCCTCGTGGGCATCCTCCTGAGCGCTCACCACGGCCAGGAGGTCGCTGTTGCGAACGCGGATGCGCTCGCCGAGCTTGCGCGCGCGCATCGAGAACTCGGACTGCGCGATCACCGGCACGCCTGGAATCCACGGCGGCTGGCCCGGATGGAGGATTCCGTGTACGCACTGGTTGATCTGCAACACGGTCTTGTTGTCGAACGCCAGGGCTCGCACGTCCAGGCCGCTCCTGATCGCGTCGGCAGTGTGCTCGGCCACTTCCCAGGCGCCACCGGGCATGATCGCCAGAAAGCTCTCGTCGCCGGGTTGCAGCGACTGCGAGATTTCGTCCAAGGTCAGCTGGCGCCCGTCAGTGATGCACTGGCGCGCCATGGTCGCGATTCGGATGATCGGGTTTTCGCGCGCCTGCCGGACCACCTCGGTCAGCGCCTGGCGTGTGCGCACTGTCGTCCCGAAGGTCGGGGACAGCTGGCCCTTGATCGAGTCCACCGGCGCAAGTTGTGCCGGATCGCCAACGAACAGCACCCGACAGCGCCCGCGCCGCGACAGGATCGAGGCGTACATCTCCGCGCTGATCATCGAGCACTCGTCCACCACGGCGAACTGATATGAGTGCAGCGACGGCTCGCCATCGGGCTCGCACTTCTGTCCGCCGTCGGGCGTTTCCTTGAGCCGCAATCCGAGCAGGCTGTGAATCGTCGCGAACTCGGCGTCGCCACCGGTCACTTTCCCGCGCAATACCGTCACGGCCTTGTTGGTGGGCGCGGCCACTGCCACGGTCATGTCGCCCGACAGCGCGGCCACCAGTTGGCCGACCACCGTCGTCTTGCCCACGCCCGCATAACCGGACAGGGCGGCCACTGCGCTGTCGCCTTCGCCGCGCGCGAAGGCTTCGAGCTTTTCCAGGACCTCGGCCTGGTCGTGTGTCAGTTCCATGTTTTATCTCCTATGTTGCACTGCGGCGAATGGGTGACTGTGGGTGACCGTGTTTTTTTTGACCGTCTCCCACTAGATCGGCCACCAGTGCGGGTTTCGGCTGTGGGTGACTGGGTGACTGGGTGACCATTAGGGGTTGTTTTTCTCTTAAGGAAAAAGGCTGCTTCAAGGAAACGTCTTTTTTGCTGTAACGGTCACCCATTGGCCGGAAACCCGCGCCCATGGCCGATCTATCGGGTGACCGAACACCGTCACCCATTGGTCACCCTTACACCCACTCATTGCGCGGACTCCTGGATGAATCGGGAAGCGACGTAGTTCAGGCCGCGCCCCGACAGCGTGGGGACCGTGTAGAGCACGCGGTCGGCGATCATTGAGTCGAGCAGCTTTCCGCGCTCCTCGGTGCCCAGGCGCCGATAGGGCTTGCAGATCTTGTGCAGGTCGCGCTTGGCCACGCCGCCGGGCCGTGCCCGGGTGCTCGCGTCCAGCAGCGCCTGGTAGGCGTCGGGCTTGTCGTCGTCGTCCGTGCCGAGCAACTCGAACTCCTCGAGCGCCACTTGCAGGCACTCGGACACGAACGCGTTGCACCAGACGAGGATCGCGGGCGTCACCATCGGCTCGCGCGGGTTCGCCCATGCGGCCATGGCGGTGCACAGCCGGCGCAACGTGCGGCGAGCGCCCAGGGCGAGCGCCCGGGCCGACAGCGGCAGGCGGGACGCGCGCTCGATCCAGATGCGCTCGACCGACTGGATGTCGGCCACGAACCTGACCACGATCGGAGACGGCTCCTGCAGGGCCATGGAGTTCATCAGCTGATCCATCGCGGGCTCGGTCTGCCCTGGCTCAAAGCCGCGCAGGGCCCGCATCACCTCGAGCGCGGCCGCGGGCAGTTCCGGCGTGCGCCCGGCCGGCCGGTCCACCCAGTCGCCATCGATCGTGGGCACGAGCAGCATGGAATCCAGTGCGCCGCGGGCGAACTCGGAGCGCTTGAACAGACTGGCCATCTGCTGTTGCGCCACCGTGGCCAGCAGCGCCATGGCGGGCTTGTACAGCGTGGGCAGGTTGGCCTGTGCCCGGTCAGGCTTTAAGCCCAGCTCGGACCAGTTGTCCAGCGCGATCGTCTGCCCCGCATAGACGCGGCCTGACAGGATCGACAGGGCTTGCTCGAGCAGGCCGCTGGGTTGCCGCCTGGCGAATCGCAACTGGTCGCCCCAGTCGTCAGCCAAGTACAGCGTGGACGGATTGCGTAGGATCGCCGCGTAGAGTTGGGCCGGGCTGGTGAACCGCTGGCCGCGCACCATCGAACGCAGGCCGGCCGCCATGATGTGTTGTTCGGCTGCGTGCAGGACATAGCGCACCTGGCTGACCGTGGGCGCCAGGACGCCGATGAACACGTGGGCCGGATCGCCATGCTCCGACACGTACCGGCGCGAGGCGCATGCGCACATGATTGACAGGGCCGCAGCCTGGCTCGCCAGGACGTGCGTCTGCGCGGACGACTCGGTCGCCCAGGCGACGATCTCATTAAGCGAAGTCACTGGCATCGCCCGTGCGCCGACTCTGGCCCCGGTGACGACCGTGATTCTCAAATCACCGGACAGCTCTTCGACCTCGTCGGGTGTCAGGCCACCGATCGAGCCGGCCGGCGCAGGAGCCGTGGAGGCCCGCTTGAACCCGTGCTCATACGCCATGGCGTAGATAGTTGGCAGCTGCACCGCCTCACCCATGGGCCGGCGCCGGAATGACCGCCACACTCGCGTCTGGTCGACTCGATCGAATTTCTCGGGGCACGAGGCCTGCGACCACTGTGCCCACAGGTCGTAGCCCAGCTGCCCGCCGATGTCGTTGTGGATGGCCATGCCAACGGCGAGCCAGCTGTCGCGGTCGGAGCCTGGCACCAGCACCAGCGCACGCCGCAAATCCTCGATTTCCTGCTCTGACATCGGCCGGCGGCCAGGCGCGGTTGTTGGCCCGTCTGCCTTGGCGGCCGGCTGACGCGCCAAATCGCGGATCCAGTCGGGCAGAGGCGAAGCCACCGCGCCCTCGAGCGGGTCGCTGGACGCTTCCCAGCAGTAAGCCCGCCCGCTCACATGCACGGACGGCTCGGCCACGATGTAACCGTTGTGCTTCACATCCACGCCGGGCCCGAGCTTGCCGGGGATCTGAAGCGACTGGCCGGCAGGTATGGCGAACAGGCGATGCTCCCCTCCCCCGCCGGTGAACTGTAGAACGTCGGATTCAAGGGCGCCGTGCTGCGCCTCGATGACCGCTATGGTGTCCAGCCCGCCATTGCGCGGGTCGATGTCGATCGCCACCAGGTTCGACGGGGCGAGCAGGATGCCGATGTTGGCCTGCGGGTACTGCGCCCACCAGCGCCCGATCTGCTCAGCGTCTGTCGTGGCCGAATTCTGTCCGCGCGGCGCTGCATTGCTGATGGGGTGTTTGCCCTGGTTCTCGCATTTCTCGTTGCCGCATGCGCAAAGCCATTGGCTGCCAACCTGGTGCGGCCACCACAAGGGCAATATGTGCCAGCCGAGCGCGGCGTACCTGCGCGCATAGGACAGGGGCGAGCGGGCGTCGGAGATCGCAGAGACCACGGGCACGGTCAGGCCGGTCCCTTCGCAGCACGCAGCAGCGCCTCTAACTCGGGAAGCACTGAGGCCAGGCGCGACATGGCGCGCTGCTGGTGTGAACACATCAGCCGGCCCAGTTCGCGAGCCGGCGCTCGATGGCGGCGCGGTCGGCGCGGCGATGGGCGATCGCGCCATACAGGCCAAACCCGAAGCACATCCCGAGCGTCCAGAACGCAAGCGCGGTAGTCCAGTCCATCAGGCGGCCTCTTTCGTCGTCACTCCAGGCGCGCCGGGCTGACCGATCAGCTCGGGCCAGATGCGGTGATGAAAGGACTTAGCCTCGGTATGTGCGCGGCGCGCCTCTTCGACGGTGTCA